CAAGATCGAGGAGATTCGGACCGATCAGATCGCCATGCAGTCGGAAGCCCAGATGCAAAACGCCGCGCTCGACCATGACAAAAAGATCATGGACAAGGCAAGCAAGTGGGCGGTCAATTATGTGGCTACCGTCCGTCCTACCGTGACCTACATCTTTGTGTTGGAACTGGTCCTTATCAACATGGGCCTAGTCTACTTCCTGCTGTTTAAGCAAGGACTTGGAACCCTGACCGTAGACCAGTTTATCGCCGCTACCGACCTGATCTTTTCCGAGGACGAAATGGCAATGCTTGGCGGTATCATTGGGTTTTGGTTTGGATCACGGGGTTGGTCTAAGAAGTGAGAACCTCTGACAAAGGCATCCACCTGATGCACCAGTTCGAGGGGTATCGTGACAAACCATACCTCTGCCCCGCCCATCTCTGGACGGTGGGCTACGGCGAGGTGCTCTACCAAGATCAAATCAAGCTGCCGATGGTTTGTAAGGATGGTTATACTGGCCTGATTCGCAAGGAATATCCGTTACGAGATGCAGACAACCGTACCTGGTCCAAGTCGGAGATTGAAGAACGCTTCAAGAATCTCCTCGTTAGTTTTGAGCGTGGTGTTCTTCGACTTGCTCCCAATCTTACTGGGCGTCAAGGCCTTTTTGACGCTTGTGTCGCTCTTAGCTACAACATCGGTGTCGGAGGGTTTCAACGCTCTACACTACGCCAGCGCATCCTACGAGATGAACCCCTGGATAGCATTGCTGAAGGTTTTTTAGTCTACACAAAGGGCGGCGGCAAGGAGTTACCGGGACTGGTCCGGCGGCGCAAGGCTGAGGTCGCGCTCTTCCTTGGCTAGCTCCAAGATCCTGTCTTTAAGCTCGTAGGTCAGTTCCGGCCCGTTCTTGAGCTCAAACTCCTCCAACCATTTCCTTCTCTGGGTCTTGGTTTTCATCTTCAGCACATGACGGGCCAGCCCCTCTATCTTTGCCTCGTGCTGGGACATCATTACTTGTAAGATTTCTTCCTTGGTTGCTCGAAACTCACCCGTGTCGGGCGTATTCTCCGTGAAGAAGCTCTCTTGCTGCTCGGACCGCTCCTGCCGCAGCTTTCTTAGAAGTAAACCTGCCGAGATAAGTTCTTTTGCCATTCGCGCAAACGTGTGCCTCGTAAACCCCTTTTTTCCGCTCGTAGACGCCTTTTATATTGGTTTTGGTGCTATGATATCTTTTTGCGTTCCAAAGGTTCTGAGAGCAAATTACGGCCCTTAGATTGGAAATGCGATTATCGGCCTTCTTGCCGTTCTTGTGGTCAATCATCTCAGGGAAAACCCCATGATGGTAGAGCCAAATCAGCCGATGGGCAAAGTAATACTTTTTGTAGATAGCAACTCGGATGTAGCCCTTGCCGGTGGGTGACCCAGCGGGTTTGCCTGCGTACCGCTTATTCCACATCTTATAAGCATTGACCCGCTTAAAGTCCTCGGTGGGTCTGTCGCGCCAAAACAACACTCCCCGCTTGTAAATAAACAGCCGTCTTACAAAGTCCTTATCCACGCTTATCGTAGTTTTGGATGATCCTCAACATATCCGGTGGACGCCACCCCGGAGGCTTCTTAATTTTTCCGTGGTCGTCCCGCAACACAGTCCCCAGCTCGGGATCGACTTTTCTTAAGTTTGTGATTGTGACCGCATCCCACCCCTGATCGACGGGTAAATCCATTACTCTTGCTAAACCTATCAGTACCCAAATGGTGTCACAGATGGCATCAAGGGCATCCGCTTTGGCAAGCTGCTCGTCTTGCAAATTCTCAGCGGCGTGGTAGTCCGACATCGCCTGCTCCAACTCCCCGGTCTCCTCCCGCACCAAGTCAAGATACAAACTCACCTTCTTGGGATCAGGCCCATGTCCCGCTGCCTTCATAAAGGCATCCACATCGTAGAAGATACTCATGGCTCACCTCAGAAAGGCAGATCGTCTGGGACATCATCAAATGTCGGCTCGGGTTTGGGTTTCTTCTCCCTCGGTTCTTGCACCTTCAGGCTCATATATTTGCCATTCTTGCCCTCTTTTAGCCAAGCGGCAAGTTCGTATTCTTTCCCATCCACATTGATCTTGCCCTTGTAAGCCGGAGCCTTTTCGTTGGGCGATTCGTTCTTAAATAAAACGCCTGAGTTTGTGTAATCAGCCATGTTTCTTCTCCTTCACGCGGTAAGCCGCAAAATGTTTCCCGTCCTTGTGGACCGTTTTTGTCGCCACAATGTAGCCCATATTCTTTAGGTCCTTGATCCTCGCGGCCAGCCGCAAGCACCTACACCCCAAGTAAGCATCGAGCGGTGTAATCCACTTTCGCTTACCCTCCTTTAGCACCCAGTCCGTCTGCGTCACAAAGCCTCCTTGCTTAGTAGATATAAGCCCCAGTTACTTGCACAGTAACCACCCCACACTATAGTCATGGCCCAATTTCCCTTAATTGCAAAATCCACGGCGATTGCACCATAGATAAACATTACAACCAAGATCAGCCACGACGCCATTCAAGCCACCCCGATAAAAACATTACGGCCATGATAAACAGCCAAAACTTTAACGGCCCCAGAGATTCCCAATCCACCACAAATACGGTCCAGTTCATTGCATCTCCTTTTCTACGTTAGCCAAGAACGCCTGAACCTTCTCTAGCATTTCGTCTAGGTCTGATTGCTTGGGTTCAAACCGCACGATAAAGAGTTGTTTGGAGTCCCGAACCCTGTTGTCAAAACTTACAAAGTCCACCCATTTCCTGCCCGTACAGAGCAGTTGGCAGATCATCTGTCGCTTGTATTGCGTGGGAACTTTGTTATCACTTCTGTAGCGTAGGTGGGTAGAGGTTCTTGGGCACTTGATTTCGATAAGCCCGTCATTTTCGACCAGTCCGTCAGGAGAACTGCCAAAGTACGGGATTTCGGGGTGGAGCCAGAAGCCTGTTTGGGTGACAAAAGTCCCGGTGTGGGCTTCGTATGCGGCGCGGGAAACGGGTTCCATTTCGGTTCCTCGTTGCATATCGGCATTGACGTAGGTTTCTTCAACGGCCTGCGTTTCTCGTTCTGCTACGAGTTGCCACAGATAGTTTTGATAAGCCGCCGTTGTTTCAGCGGCGCAGATGTCATTCGCTCGTGATCCGGTTACACATCCCAGCCTGGCTTTCAGCCATTCTGGCGTGCCTTGGACGATCTCTTTCGAGTTCACTTGTTAATCTCCTCTTCGCGTTTATAAGTTCACTTTCGAGCCTGTCCACCGACATCCGCAGTCTTTGAGCCACGGTATGTTGTAGGTGGTACGGATACATTATAAAACGTGCTTTTAAGATTTTGCGGTATTTTTCTGGAAGTTTTCTGACCGCTTGTTCAATTATTTCCCCGTCAATCATGTCCGGTTCAAGTCGGGGTTCTTCGCCCTCAAAGACATCTTCGGATTCGTAGTTACCCTCGGCAGAAGCGGCGGTGGTGCGAACCTCGGGGCCAACATGACCCCAGGCGCAGTACCAGGCCCAATTTTTCAATCTTTCTTCTTGAACCATAAGTCGTACAGCTCTGGCCGATTCTCCCGAATCCAAGGTTTCGCGGATTCTATAAGATTCTTGGCGTCAAAGCCACAGGTTTGGCTGCCCACATGGTGAACATAGGCGCGGGAGATAAAGTGCCGTTTACCGGCTTTCTGGAGGTCCAGGCAGTTCACATCGTCCGAATACCAGTTCAGGGGCGGGAAGTCGATCCAGTCGCTTTTCTGAATGTAGGCACATATCGGGGCAATGACATCGGTCTCAATAATGGAGTTCTCGGTCTCGTAGCGAAACCAACTCATCGGCCCCTTGCCAATCCGAATGTTCTGGTATCCTCTCGCGTAGTCGCTTCGGCACGCGACCCAGCCGAGGGGGATATTTTCACTTTTGAGTCTGGAAACGTCCTCGGATAGTGACTGCCAAGTCGTCGGGGTAAAGACAATATCGTCGTTACAGACCACCACCTCGTCAAACTCCTGAAATGCTTGTTGCACCACAGCGTTGTAGGCATCCCCAAAGTTTGTAGAAGTATTATCAGAAGTGATAGTACGGTGGCGGGGAAAGATCATCTTGGAGCCCGACAGGAATACGGTCACATCCTGGGGCACATAAGCGGTCACAGAGGCCGCAAGGGTCACGAGACACTTCCCGCTGACGGTGGCGATTACGATGGCTTGCACAGTTCTAAAACCTCCTCTAAAAGCTCTTGCTCGGTAAACCCGTAGTGTCGAACAAATCCCTTTGTCCCAAGGCCGTGGACGCCAGTTTTTCCGCGATGGTGTTCAGGACATAGCCCGATTGTTTGAAAGTGAGAGCTTCTGCCCCATCCCTGACCGGCACGAATGTGGTGGATTTCGCATGGGGTTCCTTCGTAGCCCATCCTTCGACACACCATACAGCCGAGTTCGGCCACGCGATTGAGATGCTTTTTTTCATCTTTGGTCATTGCACCACATCTGGTAATTGATTCGCAGGTTCCTGCAATCCTCTTGCGATAGGCTGTAAGGCGGGTTCAGGTTTTTCGTATACATTACCGACACCAATTTCTTGCGGAATTGTTCTGGGTCAAAATCTAATAACTCTAAATAGCCGTCGCTGTGGTTAAACAAAAAATCCAGCGCATCTCTCGGTAATTGATTCAGCATCTTCTTACCCGGTGTCTGGCAGGCATCTCGTACCGCAAGACTGACGACTGCTGACAACAACCTGCTACACGCGACTGCTTGATCCATAGTTTTTTGTCTCCTCAGAAAAAACTACATCATGCTCGGCTGACCACTTTATAACCTTTTCCAGATAGTCTGTAAACTCGTTTACCCTAAGTTCTGCCGTACTCGCTTCCAGCATCTTCATGCTCCCATCTGGAAGTTCCACCATCCGCTCTGGCAGAAACAACGCTCTCAGGTACTCGTGCCACATACTCGGCTCGTATGCCTTGCCGGGTACGATCTGTTCTGAAATGTCGGAGAGTATTGCCCAATAGTAACGATTCTGGTCCAAGGATCGCTTGGGTTTTCTGATCTCCAAAACCATGCCATCCGCAGCAGATTCCACAAGCTGCTTGGCAATATCTCTATTTTGAGATGTCAGGATCATGCAGCCTTCATTGCTTGGCGCATAACGGCAACCTTAAACGCAGGGAAGGAGCCAAATTGAGATGGGTCTAAACCGAGTTCTTTTCCTTTGGCTTCGATTCCGCTTGCGGTTTCGTGCCAAGGTTTCTCGTTTACGACATCGGGTAGGACGATGGTGAGCTCATCTTCCCA